CAACCTGCTCGTGGATGCGCTTGGTAGAAGCTGCGTACTGCCATGCGTAGCGGCAGTTCTTGGTGATGTCCCGTGTAGCCTTGAAGGTACCCTTCCCCTTCTTCCGCCTATCTTCCGGCGCTCCCTCCAGACCCCACACTCCTTTCCCGTAGATGATTTCCATGGTCTCGTTGTGAGGGTCCAGTCCCTCCGAGACAACCCGAAGCGAATGGAGGGCGTTTGCTTCTTCTGCAATGAGACGCAGTTCCAACTGGTCCATGTCCGCGCCCACCAGAACACAGCCTTCCCTGGGCACGAAGATATCCCGCAGGGACTTCGGGATGTTCTGCATGTTCGGGTTGCTACTGCTGTACCTACCCGTGGCCGGGAGGCGGTTGTAGCAGGGATGGACTCGAACGGTTTGCTTCTCGATCAAGGGGCGCACGTAGGTGCCCAGAAGTTTGGATGCCTTGCGGTAGCCGCGCACGGACTTGAGGAGTTCGACTCTCTCGTCGGGCAGCCCGTAGTGGACAATCATTGTCCGGAGGGTCTCGTCGTTCGTGGAGGGTTCGCCTGTCTTCTCCGAGTAGTGATGCGGGGCAAGGCCCCATTCTCCGAACAAGAGACGCCCGAGTTGCTGGGTGCTTTGGGGGTTGAACTTCCCGCCGACAATCTCGCGGCAGACGGCAAGGTGCTTCTTGGCTTGGGTGTCCAACCGGAACAGGTGTTCCCCTGCCCTCTCCAAGTCTACGCCCATGCCATTCTTCTGCATGTGAGTGCCCAAGGATTGTAGGGTGTGTTCCCGAGACAGGAGGTGTTGCTGCCTTCTCTTCTTGACGTCTTTCATTAGAGGGGCAGCGATCCGCGCAGTGACGGAGACATCCTTTCCGCAGTAGATATGGAGTTCTTCGTCGGTCCCCGCTTCCGTTGCCGTATGGTCTGCCTTCCATGCCTCGGGATTGTCTGTGTAGAAAGAGCCCACGAATCCCAGGTTGTGGGGGAGTTCATTGTCGGCCAGCAGGTGGAGGATGATGGTGTCGGCAGAGAGGGTTGGCTGCACTCCGAGCCAGGACTCCACGCACAACCGGTCGTACTGCCCAGCGTTGTGTCCGATAAGAGGAGCCCCGGGACGGAGGAAGAACTCTCGTAGGATGGCCCTGATTTCTTCTTCGTCTTCTGGGCCCAGAAGGGGGGTTCCGTCGATACCTCGGATCTCGACGATAAGAGACTCGGTATCGTTACCGATGCCCACGCAACGTGTCCGGGCAACCATGGGATCAATCCCGTCAGTCTCCAAGTCATACGCGATGGGCTTGCCAACACGAGCAAAGTGCGCCAGATACCTCTGAATGGTCTCCGGGTGATGTGTCCTGATTATCTTCGGTTCTTTCCAGGATAGTTTGTTCTCGAAATAACGGAACGCCTTGGCAAGGTCGTGCCGAAATACTTCACGGTACGCAGGCTGTCGGAGTACCCAAGCAGGGTGCATGGTGTACCCAACTTGGAGAGTCAGCTTGGGGTTCCAGGGAGCGGGGATATCCTCACACCCCCCTCGGATGGACATGATTGAGACATCACCCCCCCGCACAGCCTTTGCAGCCGTCTTCCCCAGGCAGATTATTCGGGTGATTCCCTCAGCTTTTACGAGATCCTCCCACAACAAAGAACGGCAAGCTTCCGTGGGCTTCTCTACAAGAACAGCGTTGCTCTTCTCCGCCCGGGCTGCCTTCTCTCGCTTGCGGTTCTCCCTGGTCACTCGAAGGTTCAGGGCTTCGAGGTCGTTCTTGGGGGGACGACAACGAATGACGTTCGCGATGTGACACTGATCCCGGGGAACATCAATCGCGTTCAGTGCTCGCTGCAACTCGACACCACTCGGGCCCACAAAGGGGCGACCTTCAATGGTCTCGTGCATACCGGGTGCCTCGCCCAAGAGAATCACACGGTCATCACCGTGGATCTCGGGCAGGACCGGGTCGCCATCGCAGTGCCGTAAGGCACAGTTTTCACAAGTCTTGGAGTACATTGTTGGGCCCTGAAAAGGGGCAGACTACAAACCGGTCTGCCAGCGGGGAGTTCTGTCTTACATCAAGAACTCGAAGTCCTCACCAGATCCCGCAGCCTCAACAGTCACGGGAGTAGGGGAGGAGGGGGCACTCTTGCTGGCTCCGTTGGTGGTAGGAGCCGAAGTCTCCTCCACCTTGAAGTCAGCCGGAGCGGGGGTACCAGACGCCTGCTGAATCTGGTTGAAGTAGTTCTCCTGGAGATACCGGTAGTCGGGATAACTCCCTTCCACAGGCTTGTTGTTCGGGCCCATCGTGGGTGCCGTGTAGCTGATGTACACGGTCTTGCCGACCAACTTGCTGAAGGGGAACTTGACCTTCCCGCTCAACTTGGACTCGGGAATCCCAGCAGAGACGAGGAAGCCCATGAGGAAAGGCATCGCCTTTTCGGTCAGCGAAAAGCTGTCCTTGTGGCGGATACCATTCGTCAGCATGTAGACAAGCAGACGGTTGGAATCGTCGTAGTGACGAAACTCCACGATCTTGGCCGTGTGATGGCCGGTTTCCAGGTAGCCGATTCCAGCACCCGCGGGGGTGTGACCGGTAAAGTCGAGTTCGATTGTGACAGACATTAGATGACTCCTTTTGCTGTCTGGTGAAACCCACAACACACATGTGAATGGGAGGGGAAAGGGATCGGGGACTTCGCATTCGAGGTATGCGACTGAAGGACAATAAAACCGCTGGACAACCCGCCGTGTGAGCAAAGTTGCCTCGAAGCTATGCTCCCCGATCCACTAAACGAAAAGCTCTTCATCTTCCTCACTCGGGCAAGAGAATGCTTCCAATGCTTCTACTGATTCAAAGTGCCGGATGGTCGCTCGGTGCAGGCCATCTTGCAGGGCCCACCGTACATGGGGAAGGGACTGCTTTTCTTTGAGCTTCTTCCCTGCGTCCAGAAGAACCGTTGACCAGTTCTCAATCCCTTCCGCCAGAATCTTCTGGGCGATTTTCTCGGCAACACCATCAATCCATTCGAGCCCGGGAGGGTAGGCAATGATGTAGCCCCCGGCACGCAGGCCCTCGGCAATGTTCATCGGAGCCATTCCAGGGAAGACGGAAAGCCGGTCGCCAGAGACGTAGTCAGCTTGGGGCTGGAAACACAACTGGTACTTCCAGGGAGCAGCGGTCGCCTCGAACATCGCACGCCCAATGACGTCCACCATCCCACTGAACTTCTCGGGCAGTTGTCCCGGGAGAGCCGGGCCACCCCGGATGAACTTCCCCGACGAGGTGCGGGGAGGTTGCTCGTGACAGTTGAATATGACGATGCTCCCGTTAGCGGTAGCGGCGCGGGCAACGTCTCGAATCTCCAGGACGTCCCGGGTCAGCGCACTCCACATGCCACCGCGTCCCTTGGAGGATTCGTAGTGGTTGATCGTGGATTCCACCATCAGGGAAAAGTCATCAATGACAATCGAGGGAGGAGAGCCCTTCTCCAGGACACCCCGGATCTGCTCAATCGCCTCGGGCACCAAAGCAGCCTCACGGATGTCGAGGTTCTCTATCCCCAGGAACTTCCGGGCAGACAGGAGACCCGACCGGGCTCCGATGAAGACGCCGGTTGCTCCGGCTGCTGCGCTTGCGACAGTCTTGCCCGCCTTTGACGGACCATAGAGGCAGATGAATACGCCCCCATTTTGAGCAGCAGTGCTGCCATTGGAGCCATTAGCTCCGTTCGACTTAGCCATGATTTCCTCTCGATACACACAGGTTTAGAACACTAACATAAAAAGGTGGGGACGCCTTATTCCCCTGGGCCGAAACGGCAAAGGTCGTAGGCATCGCACGCTCCGTACTTCCCGAAGCAGGTTTGGTTGTTCAGAGCCATCGGCCATTCTTCTACAGCCTTCCCTTCCCACTCGGCAATCCGGCGCTCCCCCTCCTCGATAACTTGAACGAACCACTTGAGTGCTTGGGGGGCAGGCTCCAAGGGACGTCGATCAAACTCGTGGGGAGGGGACAGCTTGATACGGTTGACCATGACACCCGCGAAGTCATTGCCGTACTTGGCTTTCCCGAACAATTGGTAACCTATAAATTGACCGTCAAGGATGTGCTGACGCAGGGTCTTGGAGTTCAATCGATATGCGCTCTTGTGGTCTACGATCCAGATGCGCCCGTTGACGTCCCTAATAGTAAGGTCAGCGCGTTGGGTGTAGAGATGCTTCCCGGCGCCAAGGTGGGCACGCAACTCGTTCTCCACTTCCAGAACTTCCCACTCCTCGAAATGCCAGTTCCGGACGTACTCTACATAGGCGTCTTGGATCTGGGAAACGGCTCCCATCCAGAGGGGAGAGCTATCCTCGTTCTTCTCCGCCAGGGCAAGAACAGCGTTCTCCGGAGTGAGCCACTCGTCGGGGTTTCCTCCGGTCTGCTTCTCCTTGAGACGCTGGTAGTGGTGAGCCAACGCAACATGAATCAGAGACCCGCGAACGAGGGGGGCACTCATGGCGAACTTGAGTCCTCCCACCTCGCGCCACGCGAACAGTCTTGGACACCGGATCACATTTTGGATTCGGTGCCACCCTCTCTCGGAGGGACCAGCATCAAGTAGTTTCATGTCACCTGCTCCTCATATTGTAACACACTGCACACCACATGAACGTCAAACATGTCAAGGACATGTCAACTGTGCTACCCGCTGGAGCAAACGTTCTGCTGAACCAACAGAAGTGTCCACGCCTTCGAGTGCTGTTTCTATCTCCTGGGCAGCCGCGTCTTCCACAATCTCCCCGACGTGAGGCAGCTTCTCCAGAAGCAGGTCAGCGACATGTTCATCCGCTGTGGTCCGAGCGATGATGTACGAGACCAGCACCGGGCGCTTCTGCCCAAGGCGGGCGAATCGTCCCTCCCATTGGATGACCTTATCGGGAGTCCAAGGGAGCATGGCAATCAGAGCCAAGTCCGTGTCCTGTAGGTCAACACTCTCTCCCCATGCGTCTCCCGTTCCCACCAGCAGGGCCGGGCCCTTCGAGGCCATGTACTCATTACGGACTACATCTCGGTCTGCGGGCTCCGTACCTCCGTGTGCCCACCACATATCTACGGTGTTCTTTGAGGCAGCAAGAGCTGTTCGGAACCGTTCGGCAAGTCGCTCGCAATCGAGCCGGCGTCCCGTGAACACTACTACCTTCTGCCCGGCAGAGAGTGCGGTCATCACACGGTCTTCTACGTACTTATGCTTGCGGGAGGCAGCCTCCATCAGCAGAGTCTCGAAGAAGTATTCGCGGGCCTCCCCCCCTCCCCCTTGGGCTGCCCGAGCAGCTTGGGCCATCTGGCGCTTCATGGGGGCTGGCTTGTTCTGCTCCGCAACGGAGAGCTTCACTACTTCCCGGCGTTTCTTGGGGAGGTGCTTGTTCACTTCCTCTCGGGTCACTCGGGACTTCACAAATTGGAGGCGGGTCTTCAACTCCAGAGCGTTGCCCATACCGTTGTACTCATAGCCGTAGCCGTTGTGCTGACCTTGGCAGTAGCGCATCCCGAACTGGTGAAAGGAACCCCACTGCCAGGGCTCGACCAAATCAAGCTGTGTCCATAGATCACGAACCCTGCCTGGGATGGGAGTAGCCGTCATGCCGAGTTTCCACTTGGCTCCCCGGGCAACCTGCCGGGCGGAGTCCAAGCTGTTCCCAAGACCCTCAAATCGAATGGTCCCGTCTACCTCAACTACGGACTTGGAATATTTCGGGCGGCGAAGCCAATGGATCTCGTCCCAAATAATCACGTCGGGGTTCAACAGTAGCAGTGCCTCACGCCAATACTTCATGGTCTCCCAGGCAGTGATGTAGAGGACGTCCCCAGAGACATCTACCTTCCCGGGTGTTTGACCCATCAGCAACCTGGGCTCCAAGTGGGTGTACCTCTCGCACTGCTCCGACCACGTCCCCCGGGCTGCCGCCTTGGTAACGACGAGCTTCACCCCACGGGGAGCAACCATGCTGGCGTAGACGAGACCCACCAGTGTTTTCCCTGCACCGGGCGGGGCCCAAACATGGGCACCAGGAATGGCGAGGGCCTTTGCGAGCAAACGTTTCTGGTGTTCCTTGGCGAAGCCTCCCAGGTCCCCCCGGATAAGGCGTCCCCGAAGAGCACGCGCTACGTCATCATCACTCACCTGGGCAGAGACGGGCGATTGCCAACCTACCAGGGGGTGAGCGTTCAACGGTACGCGGAACCCGCTTCCGTTCTTGTTCTCCCAAACACCAGGGATATCTTCACACCCAGGAGGAACACTCCGGATGAATACGAATGGTCTCATGCCTGCTTCTCTCTTGCCAGTAGGGCTACGAGGGGGTGGATGCTCCGGGCATTTCAATCACCTTTTCGTTGGGCTTGGTGACTGCGATGCCAGTGTAGGATTGGAAACGTCTTCCCCCGGATTGAACCCACTGAACGTTCACGCCTAAGACTCCCAGCAAACCCAGCCGTAGTTGGGATTCGGCCTGGATGTCCCGGCGTCCGTTTCGTTCACACCATGTGCGGTAAGCTCCGTACAGGAGTTCGCAGGGAATGATGCCCCGTCCCAGGGCAACCTCTCCGCCTCGAAGCCCAACGTAGTCGGGACCGGGAGGGTAGTCCGCGAGCGTAGCGGCTCCCCCGACTTCCCCCAACAGATCCACGAAGTGATCCACGCTTCCCCGGGAGGCTTCTTGCAGCAGCCTCCGGGCAGGAGCAGCATAGGGTCGGGAGATCAAACGGTAGTCCACTTCCATTGCGTGTAGCTCAGAGGCGAAGGCTCGAATCTCCAACCCGAAACTTTTCGAGTAGCGTGCGTTCTTGGGGTTGAAGCAGCCAGAGAGCATCCGGCAGTATTTCTTGCTGCACCTCTTGGGCATCAGCACCGTGAACCGACGGTCATCTTTCTCCAGCATCAGGGGCCGGCGGTCGTTGGAGGTGAGCCACCAGGACATTCGGTTGTCTACCTCGGTTCGCGCTGCGTAGGGAGCGCGGCATGGAACACGGTCGTCAGTGATGTAGGACTTCAGCGCGGGGATTACGGCGTCACTATCCCGGGCCCCAGAAACGGCGACTTCATCCGCCAGCACCAGGAGGCGAGTAACAAAGCTGGCGTTGAATGAGTCACGAAGGGAACGGTTGGAAACGATGGCAGAGTTCCTGCTCCCAACTACAGCAGCCAGGAGTCTTCCGTACATGCTCTTCCCGATTCCCTGTTGAGGGGACATAGAAAGAACGGCCACCATCGAACGGCGTTCGGGATGCTGGGCAACGGCAGCACTCCAGTGCATCAGCCATTCCACAGCCTTGTCTTCCTCTCCGCACAAGGTGTAGATCAACTCTTTCACCCGGAGCCAATCTCCTCCGAGGGGACGCATCTCCGGTCGTGCATAAAGATTCAACTGCGGGCCGACACTATCCTCGGTGACGATGGGTCCCCGGGAAGAGTCGCAGGTGAAGCCATACACCTGACGAGAAAGGACATGATCAATCAAAGCGATGACATGCCGTCCGTCCAACCCCTCGGTCAGCTTGCCAATGAGGTGGTTGATAATCCCCTCTTTCCGTAGGGGGGAGCCTACCTGCCACGCGCCTTGCTCCCTCCGGTAGAAGACATTCTGGGGAGCATTGAACACGATGTTCTGGTCCACGTATGTGCGGAGGGCATCCGGAATGTCGTCCAAGAGTTCCTTTCGCTTCGTGACGGAGTGGGCTGCACTGCTGCCTTTGCCTCCGGACTTCTCACCTTCTTTCTTTCCCCCGGCCTTTGTCCCTTGGAGCCAGAACTGTTTCTTCTCGTGGTCGTGTCGCTCG